CTCTGAACCCGCTCTTTCGAGCATTCTCAGGTGCTTAATGTGTAACGTCAGAAGCTCAAGGATTAGATGTTTTGGCTGAATGAAGGCTAAGCCCTATTCTCGCTTCTCTTACATGTCCATTCATAAGGAATCAATGTGAATTGACCCCTGTACGAGGAGCCTGAACGGGTGATAAACCGGAGTTCAGTACAAGGTCTAGTCCTTCTCTGTCCAGTGAAGTACTTACTTCAGCTGGAGGGCAGGTTGCGATCGAGCATTTCCCGTCCCCCGAAAGGGGAACAACGGAGACTTAGATCGCTTTGTACCAAGTTTATTAGAGGAGTAACCTAAAATGGTTTCCCTGCGTTTGAACTAAAAGTTCCGAATCCTTATCGAAAGAAAAAGGATTAGTCAGTTAAATTACTGAAACGGGGTCACCTAAACTAGGCGAAACTCAAGCTCATGACCATGGAAATTGGAGTGAGATCCACTGGCATACCCGTATGAAGGGGTATTGCGCGAGTTCTAATAAATAACTTATGAAGAAATTCCAGCAATCTTTTGATTTACTGAAATTACTTCGAGTTAGGTACAAAGTCGTTTCGAAAGTTATGCCGCTCTCAGAAAAACTCTGGGATAGTCTGGCTCTCCCTTTCAAGCTTAACATGATGTTAGCTATGGGGAGAACGACTAAACTGGCCGAAAGAGTCAAGTTAACACGAATCTTCTTTGAATTCGTTCTTTCTTACAAAGCGAACCATGGAGCTGAGGCCACTGTTAAGTGGCTTAAGGCTGCCTTAGTAGCTTTACAGAAGGAACTTGGTCAAGATAGATTGGTCTCCTTGCGATCTTTAGGAACGATTGGAGCCTATAGTAGACTTACTAATGGATTGCCTCGATTGATACCAGCTTCTAAAAGAAGACTGATACGATCGGGAAATGTTAGGGAAATCCGGTTCTGGACAGGTTTATTTAACCTTTACAGAGTCTTGGAATGTCCTTCAACACTTAAAATGCAGACCATTACAGGTCCATTTACAGGCTCTGTTGAGTTCTTAAATTGGTGCATTAATCAGGTAACAGAGCCAAAGAGCTTATTCTTTGATACCCTTAAAGGATTCAAAGATATAAGATCAATGTCTCTGGTTCCTACAGATTTTGTTCTTTCTAGAGCAGCAAGCCCTAGTAATAGACAGAGTCTGTATGGAATTCTGACTGATGCGTTCAATATGAGAACCCACCAACCAATCCTTTGGAAAGCAATCATGGATTACCTTTTTGAGGTAGATCGAAGTTCTGAAGGTATCCCGTTTGGATTCACCCTCGATAGATTGGCTGACTTTGCAAGCAAAGCAGTTAGTCTAGACGATAAGGTGTTTATTCCAGGGACCTCCGGAACTGATTACGCAATCAGGGGGTTTGCAGGAGTTCTTCCTGTTAAAGCATCTCTTTCCGAAGGGTATCTACCAGGGGAAGGTCAAGGACTTTCTCAGTTCGCTGTCAAAAAAGAAGCGGCTGGGAAAATCAGACTTTTCGCCCTATTAGATTCCATTTCCCAATCAGTGTTAGCACCATTACATGATATGTTATTCGCATTATTGCGAATCATACCTAATGATGGAACATTTGATCAGGAAGCTTCGATTAAAAGATCTCAACAGAAAGCTCTTGAAGCCAACTGTGCGTTTTCTTTCGATCTTACTGCAGCGACGGATAGACTCCCCGCCAAATTAACTGCTCAGATCATCGCCGGTATTACCGGGATGAACATTGCGGTTCTTTGGTGGAGAATAATGACCGGAAGATCTTTTTGGTTTAGCGACAATGTCGCCGATGACCTAAAAGTTTCTAAGGGTCCTTATCACTACGCTGTAGGTCAACCCATGGGAGGACTTTCGTCTTGGGCCGGTCTAGCTGTGACTCATCACTGGGTTGTTCAGTTAGCAGCCTTCCGAGTAACGAATTCGTACTCTTGGAACACTTCTTACGAAATTCTAGGAGATGATCTTGTGATTTTCGACCCGCTTATTGCGGATGAATATCTTAAGATCATGGCTGATCTAGGTTGTGAAATAAACTTATTTAAAAGTATTGTTTCCAAACAGAGACCAGTCTTCGAATTTGCAAAAAGAACCTGCTGGGGACTAAACATTGTGTCCGGTATTTCAATTAACCAAGTTCAGGCAGGGTGGAATGTAGGAGGTAGAGTGAATAATGCTTTAGCATGGATTCATTCTGGCCTTATTACATCTCTTCCTCTGCTTGCTATGACGTTATCACGAAATACTGTTAACAATAGATTAAGTATTTCCGATGCTGTTTTCCGAAGAAAACACACATACGGAACATACAAAAATCTAGCGTTAAGTATATTGGGTCTATTAGGAAATCTTCATACAATAGGAAGACTTTCGCTAGTAGACTTCATGCAGGCAATCATTGATCCTAATAAAGGATACAGTGATTTCAGTAGTCAGACAGTTGGTCTGCCGCTGAAAGCCTCATTGAAAGCAATATACGACAGCTTTGGAGATGTCCAGAGACCGTTCAATCAGCTTAGATTCACTAAGTACGAACAAAGAGTAGATATTTTCGAAGAAAATAAAACTGCTCTCGTTACGACTATGTTGTACCTTGTCCGTAATCAGGCAAGGGATCTTCTTGAAAATTACCAGGCGTATATGAAAATACACGCAGATGGAATTTTAAGATATCCCTACTTGCTTGATGGAAAGACACCTGCTCCGTTTGAGGATTTACCTCAAGCGTGGCAGGCCCTTTACCAGGAAAGGGACGACATTGTGAACCAGCTTTTTGGACTGCATCTCACTGACAACCATCCTGAGTTTGCAATGCACCTCATCGAATCTTACATAAGTAGAACTTGTGTAGATTTTGAGGGTATTCTACAACTAGAATGGTGGCCAGACGACAGACTTTACAACGAGGTTGTAGAGATCTCCGAATGGATCAATGCCATGGCCTTTAAACTTAAACCATTTGAGGTAGAGCCTCCTAAGACTACTGTCTTAGAATCAGCTCCTATCCTTAAATTGTTAAGAAAGGCTGATGTTACTGGTCTTCACTTCGGGAGAAACTACAAACCTAAGAAATAAGGTCTGCGGGATTCCGCCGGTTGGGATCACGGGATCTGACTCTTGTTCTTGAAAAAGAAAGGAGTTGGATCCTGGTGTCCCCTGGTGTGGTGGTTCGTTAACTTGATTCGAAG